TCCAGCTTGCAGGAATACTTCTTCTAAAGCTGACCTCAATCCCTTCAACCTACCGCTCAAAGTTCGACCCATGACATCCGCCATGCGTTGAGCTTCTCCGGCAGCGTTACTGTTAGCCTCCGTAAGCTCGTTTATACGCGTAGTGCTGTTAGATAGAATCAACGCCGAGCCTGCCATCTCACGTCCGAATATCCTGGTGGCCTGGCCTACGGACAGGTTGGCGTCTCCGAGCTTACGTAGAACGCTTTCAAGGCTGTTACTCTCAGGATTGAGCTCACTAACGGATAGCCCTAACTGCTCAAGTTGCTTTCGTGCCATGCTCGTCGGTTTTACCAGGGACGCGAGTACGCCACGTAGATTGGTACCAGCGAGGGCTCCTTGAATACCGTTGTCGGAGAGTACGCCGATAGCTGCGGAGGCTTCTTCAACAGATATACCGAGAGCTGCCGCCGTAGGTCCTACGAATTTCATAGCCTGCGCAAGCTGCTCTACATCGGTATTCGCTGAATTAGAGGTTTTAGCAAGAACGTCTACGACCCTCGAAGTTTCTTCAGTACGCAGTCTGAAAGTAGAAAGGATATTCGACGCTATATCGGCGGACCTACCGAGATCCATATTAGCAGCCGTAGCTAGATTCAAAGTAGCAGGCAGTGCACTGATTGCCTGATCCACTCCGAACCCAGCTCGCGCCAGGAATATCAAACCTTCTCCGGCTTCAGAAGCGGAGAACTTGGTAGTAGATCCCATTTCACGTGCGACGTCCGACAGAAGACCCATCTGAGCAGCCGTTGCGTTCGTGATACCTTGCAGCTCCGCCATGGTTGCTTCGTACTGCTTATTGACGTTGATTACGTCACGCATTACCAGCATAGCTGATACCGAAGCTGCAAGGGTTTTCATCGTACCTGCGAGCTTACCACCAACCGTACCCATATTCGTCATGCTACGGTTCATACCGTCGCCACCCTTGACGAACCTGCCAGCAGCGTCCCTCATCTTGTTGGTAGAGTCGGTGAACTGACGTCCACCTTCTACCGCTTCTCTCGCGTCGATGGCTGCACGTAATGTGGGCATGGTGTCACCTATTCTTCATAGTACGTAGTACTTCTTTGTGACTGAGTACGACCCACTCCCTGTCTAGCTCACGGACACACCTGGTAATAAATTCCCGGTCTTCCTGGAAGCTGATGTCATTAATTTCCAACCACGCTAGGATATCAGAGAAGGTTATAGGTAACGCCCATTGCTGAGTGTAGTACCTTGCTGCTGACAGATCTACGAACGCATCCCACGCGATTTGACACCAGGGAGGTATGCTCGGTTTGGAGTCGAGCGAAGGTACAGATTTCCCCTCCGCTCGACGCCTCTCGAGCATCGCTAGGGTTGCTCGATCTCTCCCCCACTGGTGGTCCCAGCGGAGGTACTCGAGGAGTTTCCCAGGGCTTCTCCGATCGCCGCCGTACGGTAATTCTCAGCACGAGCCGCGAACGCGACCACGAACTCGAAAATACGGACGTAGGCGGGATCCTTCAGAATCTTCTCACCGACGTCAGGACTGTACGGAATTTTACTCCCGTCGTCATCTTCGACATTTTCCCAGTCAAGCAGTACGTGCTTGGCGATCGCTTCTTTCGAGAACGACTCCATTACTTCCGGATCCATCAGATCCTGTTGAACGTGAATCTGATTTGCACGTCCGATCTTACGGAGGTGCGCACGGTAGTCAGGGTTGCCGAGGCGTGCGATCTTGAATCGGATACCGTCAGCGTAGTCCGTCCAAACGCCTTCAGCTTCTGCTTTGGTGTCGATCTTCTGAAAACTGAGCTTGCCCATGGTGTGCTCCTTGTCCTGTTGGACTAAAGGTTAGGCGTTACTGTATCGTGTAAACCTACTTACGCAGCAGGCAGACGAGCGATACGAATGGTCTTATTCTCGGACGGATCCATGATCGCCGAGAATTCGAATTCTGCGATAATGTCTTGCGACTGCCCACCAGCGACTGCGGTGCCGTTGGTCAGCTTAACTTCAGGCATATCCAGTACGTAGCGATTACCTGCGGTATCCTTGAGAACCACAGCAATTGCAGTACTCGAGTAGTTGGAGTACTTCTCCATAGTGGTGGAGCTCTCGAAGTACGCTTTCAACGTACCGGTCACGTTGCAAAGACCGTTGCCGACGCTGTCCTTCGCGAGCTGACCGAGGAGACCACGCGCACGAAGATTGTTCTGGAGTTCGAGAGTAATCTCGGTAGCTTCAAATGACGTATCGTCCTCGTAAACGAATTCGATATGGTCGACAGTATTCATCACCTTCGTACTGGTCGGGCTGGTATTACTCCCGTCACCGACCGTTGAAGTACCCCACGCCTCTTCTTTACCCATGAAATTGAATGTACCGGATATCACGGATTCCAGAGCAAGGGATAGGCTGAATGAATTGATCACCATACCAGTATACGATACGTACGTAGTCGTAAGATCGGTATAGTACTTCTCGATCGTGAACGAGTGTTGAGTAGTCCCGTTAGTAATGGAGGACAGCTGAGTAATACTGACCGTATCGCCAGCTGTCTCATCCACAAGGGTGCCACCGACAACAACCAGTTCATCATTTTCCGCCACACCAGGGTTAGAGCTATTGATCGCAACGATCTTACGCAGACCGTTATTAGCGTTATCACTAAACCCTTCAACCCATACCCATTCACCAACACCGTAGTTAGCGAACTCTTCATCATCCCCTGTGTACTTATTCCCGCTAGCGACAGCAGCAACGCCGACGTCAGAAGACACGTCCGTGACCTGGCTGCTCCAGTCCGAAGCGAAAAGCGCAGCCTTCATGAAATCATCGTACGTACCGTACGACATTTCAAAATTCAGATCGCCTCCCGCTTGGATGGCGGTCCGAATGGTATCCGACTTCTGGCGATCCGGGCGAATCTCGGCGGAGTCCTCGGTAGAGGTCTCCATGCTAATCGCCTCACCAGTGAGTCGTACATCCTGGAGGGTGGGAGAAGTCGGGGTGGTACCCCAGGTAGTTTCGGCTACGTAGGAAACCTTGATGCGATCCGCGTCGGACATGGTTATGCTCCTTTCATGCGGGGTTGATTAGTCGTCAACGTAGAATGGGCACGATACGTTTATCTGCCACCATCCTTTTGTACGTCCTATGGTGTTTACGGAAGGGACGTAAAAGGCTACTCCAGATACGTCTACTGAATTGAAATGGGCTTTGAAGGTATCGGCGTAATCACGTAACGTTCCATCCCCTTCGTCTAACGGGGCGAATAACTGAAGTATCACCACACCAACGGTCCTATGTAAGGTGGCACCTAACGTAGCGGACCTGGATTCACCTTCACGTATTGAGGCACGAACCCAGTAGGAGTGATTCCTTGGTTTGAACTGAACGTTATCGTACTGAACCTCGATCTCTCCGGAGTCCACCTCGGGTACTGAAGCGATACGAGCACGTATGATATTACCGAGGGTTGTATGGTTCATTCGAAATCCCTCCGCAACTCTTCGAGCGTGACACGAAGCATACCAGCCGGAGCCTGCTCAGAAGAACCGTCTTCCAGGAAAACTACGTACTCAAGGTTATTGGCCACCCATACGACCTGAGCGAAACCGAGTGATCGTAGATTCTCCGATGCCGCTTGGATTATCGCTTCTTCAGATTCTCCGTCACGGTCATTACGTACTCCTTGCGGTACAGACCCTACCTCTACTTGCCAGTTACCTCGAGCTCGTCCAGTATCTACAGGGGTTTTGCGTACAACGCCAGCCAGTAGATCGAGTACTAATTTTTTCTGCATTAGTATCAAGGACTCAGGTACTAGCTGCGTAGCGAATTCTTCAATAGCGTCACTGAATTCCTTCACGCTAGAGGTTACCAACGCGTTGACTTTCTTTATCCTAGCGTTAGTATCTCCAGCCATCATTTCTCCAGAATCAATTCGTACGCGGCGATCTTATCACCACTTTGTAAGGGGTTGATTTCCATGTTCTCGTACGTCTTACCGTCGAGGGTCATCTTCCACCTATCGACGAGAGGGTCGAAAGGGAGATTTTCGGCAGCGAAGTAGGCCGTGAGCCGGTTATGCCGACTGATGTCAGAAGCTTCCAAGTAGTTACGGTACGGGTACGGAGGTGTAACCTTGATAACATGCGTAGCATCAGCTCCAGCTGACGTGTACGTTCCAGTAGTAGGATCGTACGTATCTCCGGTATTCTCTACGGTAATTGTAGCGTCAATTCCGAATTTAGCTAGCAGTTTAGTAGCCAGCGGTACGAATTTATCATCGAACGCGGTCATGCTCTATGAATCCTTCCGGCTCGAGTAATCAGATCGGTGAGCTGCCTCTTCACACGGGTGTACTGCTTGAATTCGTACTTACCTCCTATGTACTTGACACTCTCCGACAAAGCACCCAATCGATTAGATTCTTCGGAGACCACACCGCTGCCTGCGGAAATATCGGGATCGAGATCATCCCCTGAAACTACCGCGATCGCAAGTTCGCTGCACGCACGCTTGAGCTGAGTAGGAATTACGTCGTTCTCTATCAGAAAGTCATTCGCGTCCCATACTCCGGATCGAGGCCAATCCAACGCATTCTCGCTATCCGTTTTACGTCCCTTCCACCTCATTTTGTAGGTCTGGTCGAGGTACAACGTAGCTTCTCGAATTGCACGTTCCTGGAGAGAGGTGGCGGCACTCGTCCACGTAGTCGGACTAGCGGAGTAGTCGGTGGCATACGTGGAAACGTAGTCTACGTCAACGTAGGCGTCAGCGTTCGACTTACCAGTACCGTCTTCAACGACGAGTGCCATTCAGGCCTCCACTTCTATCGCAGGGTTTTCGCTTTCTTGATGATCTTCTCGGCACCGTCCAGTGAGATGCCACGTACCTTGGCGACCTGCGTCGGCTCGGCTTCGGCCAGCAGGGCGTAGGAGCCGAGTCCGAGCCGCCTCAAGGACGCTTCCGCAGCCGGCCCCACGTCGGGCAGGGCGGTCAGATCGTCGTCTACAGGCGGTGCAGGGGTTTCAGGTGGTGCGGTGGGGGTGGTGGGAGCCTTGCTAGGAGCCGTAGAACGGCCTGTAGCGGCCTCCACCTTAGGTGCCGGCCCCTCCGGCCCTGTTTCTGGTACGGCGTGCCCTGTGAGGTTGGTGATGCGACGCCTGAATGCGGTCCAGCCGTCGACGGACAGCACCTCATCCGCACTCATCTCACGCCACAAATCAGTTTTGCATAGTTCAACGGAAACCTCCGGATCTACCAGCCGACGGGTATCCAGAGCTTCCAGAATAATAGCTGTGAACATCAGCGTCCTCATAACTACCTCCGTGCAAGTGGTCGAATATACGGAGCCGGGCGTACCCGACTCCGTACGAGAATCCAGATGACTAGCCGAGGAGGCGGCAAGCCAGCTGAGGACGAACCATCTTGCAACCCCAGAGGATGTCGAATTCCCACAGAACCTGCTTGTTCTGACGGGAAACCTCGAGGCGGAGGGTCAGGCCGGTGTCGGGATCCTGCATACTCATAATGCGGGAGCCGAGAGCCAGGTCCTGAGTGGACGCGATCAACGGACGAGTGGCGAAGGCGATGGCGTCACGGTGGAAGACCATATTCGCGACATGGCTATCCACGAAAGTGACCGCAGCGTCGTCAGCTGCGGCAGCAGCCAAGGCCGGGTAGATCGTGATATCGGTTTCGGTACCGGAGCTAGAACCGACACCGGTCACGACGTACGGCTGACTATCACCGGTGATCTTGAACACATCGCCAACGTTAGGCAGATTGTCCGAGGTGAAGCCGTCCAGATGGATGGTGGAAACACCAGCAGAGTAGCCACTACCGTAATCGATAGCGATACCAGCGGTGGCAGCAACGGCACCGGTCGTGTGAGAGCGAACGTGGTCATCAGCCACCCAGTCGATACCGAACTTCCGACCGATTTCACCTTCCATCTTCACGGTCGGTGACATGATCTTCTCGGCATCGCTGAACTCACTCAGCGCCAGGGCATTCGCCTCAGCGTCATAGTTCAGAACACCACGCCGATCCACACGAGGAGCCAGATTCTGGTTCAGAATCTTACGAGCACCGGTTGCGCTCTTCACCTTGTCGGTATCGTTGAACGGGGTGCTGCCAGCCGTACCATAGTAGTACGGAGTCTCGATGTACAGATCCTGGAGGGAGATGTTGACCTTGTTGGCCAGCGCACGAACGGCCTCCATGGCCTGCATTGGGAAGAACGACTGGTTCCGATCGATCTGCACCATGTCCTTGTCGGTCAGATGGAAATTGGTGCTGTACCAATTATCCAACGGAACCTGCACGGTAGTGATCGTGTGGTCACTGGCGGTCTTCGGAGTGGAGGACGGCGAGACCTCGGTAGCGGTCATCGCGGTGGGCACCGGCACGTCGATGGTGGCACCCTTTTGAGCAGCGTCGCTGCTGTAGTCACCGTTCACCAGTCGGGGCATGACGCACTGCTCGCGCAGAACGTTCAAACCCCGAGCAAGGATCTTCGGGATGATGGCGGTGAGAGTATTGGACATGGTCGAATTCCTTTCTCAAGGATTGAGGTGGAGCTTTCGACCATCCCTTTGACTAGTCCGGAACGACTTCGGCTTCGCCGGAGGCAATTTTCTGCCAGTTCTCGTTGATGCTGTCCTGATCGGATGACTTGATCTGAAGCACACCACCACCATTGCCGGTGGGAGGTTTTTGGTGTGAGTTCGAAGGTTTCGAACCCGAACCGGAAGATCCGGACCCGCTAAAGGCCGGAGCGTAGTCATCGGATTGCCGCAATTCGTCGACCAGTTGAGGGATGGTCATCGGATTGCCCTGCGCATCACCAACTCGAGGGTTACCACTTTCATCGACTACCTCAGCGATCATCTGCCCGTCTTCGGTACGGCGCATGCGAACTTGGCTGCGGATATGAGGCATCAGGATCTTGATGTTACCGCCTTCCTTCTGAAGAGCCTCAGAAGCTGCGGCGTCCACCATGAGTTTCTCGAGCTGCCCCGTGAGAGCCTTAGACTCACCGCTGACCTTCTCGAGTTCCTGTTGATGCAGAGACTTCATCTGCTCCAGCTTAGCCTTGATCTTTTCTTCGACCTGCTTATCCGGATCCCAGTTCTGCATCTCCTCGACCTTCTTCAGCGCGTCCCGCGCTTTCGTAGGATCGATATCCTTGAAACCACGAATCTGCTCGTTGAGCTTATCCCGTTCGCCACGTGCGGCAGCCAGGGAATTTTTCAACCCAGTAACATCCTCGATAGCGAGTCCGTTACTCGGGGTGGCGTCGAGCATGAATTTCCCATCCTTCTCGACGTAGTGCTCGCGGAGCGGCTCGGCGATTTCATCCAAGCTCTTGATGATGATAGGCAGTGCCATACGGGTATCCCTTCCGTTAGGCGTTACGTAGGACGACTTGACATCCCGTCAAGCGGAGGTGGGGTGCGTCCCGTACCAGCCACCTAGGGATTAGTATGCTTCGTTTAGATACAGTTTCTCGGGCATTATACGTACAACTACGTAAGCTAACGGAGTATTAAGCTACTCAAAAATCAGTACTTAAATCATCCTCAAGGTCGGATCGAACATCCGCACCTGATACGGAAACCGCACGACCTCTAAGATACTCCGCCATAACCTCCGCTGAAGCCATGTCGTTATCCGGATCCGAGGTGTTGACGTACGTGTCGAGTTCTTTTTCGTACCACAACCTATTCACCGCCTCCGTCACATCCCGGGAGGGTGAAGTCCAGAAGCCGTCAGTGACGTGCAACTCGCTGCCATCGGGTAGGGTAACCTTTGCCGTCATGCTACACACCTCTCAATAAATCGATGATGAATTCGAACATTTCAGGGTCCTTCTTCATGAAACCTATCGGATCGGCGTACAGCAGTTCAGTACCCATGGATACTACCTCGCGTGCCACATCTTGCTTTACTTTACCCATGTACGGATTTATGAACTCATCGCGGTACCCTACTTCGGTGTCACGGTAAGCTCTGTTACCTGTTAGCTCACGCATCGTACGTAACGTATCACCCTTAGTACGTTTTCTGAAGAATTTCGCGACCTTAGCACGCCACCCAGGAGAATTATCTTCAAGCAGATGAGCTATCTCGTGAACGTACGTCCTGGTTCCCTTTGTCGGATCGACGTGTACGCTACGGTCATTGTACCTAGCGAATGCCCTACCACGTTCACTAACCACTTTAACCCTAAGGTTTTTCCCACCCGTGCTAGACGAGTCCGTCACACGACGTAAAAAGTCTTGAGCCTCCTCAGCTTTAGCACGTACTGACGCCGAAGTGGCGCTACCTGTTTTTATACCAAGCTTACGGTACGGGGTTACGTCTCGCATCAATTCATCATGGACTGCTCGTATACTTTCTTTGCTACCTACCGGCAATCTCGTGGTACCGAGAGCGGATTGTGAGGTACTCTTTCCAGCTCTACGTAGCAGCATACGTTTAGCGTCTTGAAGTTCGCCGATACGATCCATGTAGACCATCGTATTCATTTTACCGTTACTATACCTGAACTCTACATTAGCGATGTCGTCTTCGATTTTACGTAACGTATCAACTACGTCACCGGTTACGTTAGAAGCTCCTACGGAAGATGCGCTGGAGGTTTCATTCAATTTCTTTTCGATGTCTTCACGAACCTGCCGTCCGGTACGAAGTTTAGCAGACGTTCTAGTCGAGGTAGTCGTCGACGTAACGGTACCGGTCGGAAGCGTGGACTTCTCCTTCAAAGCTTCTTCCAGCCGTACCGCGTACCTGCGCCGTTTGATCAATAGGTCCTCGTTACGAGGGTCCGTTGCTAGCTTGGCTTCTACCTCGTTAAGCTTTTTTCTATTGTTCTCAATTTTCCTATCTAGTCGCGTCATTTTCTTCACGGGTGCAGCCTTTTTACGAGGAGGACGGCTTGCTGTACTCGGTGGATCCGCAACCTTAGGCGCAGGAGTAGTACTTCTCGTAGACGTACGAGACGGCGACGGAGTAGACACGCCGGTCTTCTCCCCAGGAAAGACACGTTTCTGATCCAGGTTATCCATGCGTTTCAATTCGTCCAGAGTAAGGGTTTTCCCGTTATCCTGGAAGCGGTCAAGTCGTACCTCCCCTTTACGGAACAATCGAGCGCGGCTCTTCCCTAGTACTCTGTTCTGAATATCCGTTGGTTGTTTTTTCAACCACTCCGAATAAGACATTTTAGCTGAGACCTGTCCATTCATCGAAGCTCGTGTCGTTGCGTTGGTATCCTTCAACGGGATGCCGAGCTCCTTCCACGATTTAGTGACCGGTACTGTCGTGCTACGACAGTTCGGATGCTGCGGTGGACGTGGACCGTCACCGATACGGAAGATACGACCGTCTAGCGAAGCGCACCGGATGGTGGTACGTCCGTCCAGGGTTGCCACGTACTCGACTCCGCTGATAACGTCGTCGTTCTGCTTGTACGTCATCTCACGCGCCCGAGCGCTGGCGTCGTTCGTTGCGGTGCGAACTATCATGGAAGCTTCACGCCTCGAGGCTTGGTAGATACCATCGGTGTAGTTATTGGCACGTGTACCAACAAGCGTACGTACTATCTCCGGAGTGGAACGTCCTTCAGCCACCCCCAAGCGTATCTGCTGCATTATCCTAGTACTCGTGTTATTCTCGAAAGCTCCCCACCACTTCTGCCATGATTTCCCGAGGACATCACCTTCTATTGCGTTAGGAGACAGGATAGCACGTAACGCTTCAGTCGACGGCGAAGCGAGATCGACACTGATCGGTGTAGCTTTCTGAATAGTGCCTTTGATCCATTCAGCTTCGTACTCAGCAAAGTCTAGTACGTTCTTCCTGACCTCGTTACGTGACGGTCCGTAGTCCGTACGAAATTGCTCACGTAAGGCGAGATTCAATCGCTGTAGCTGCGCAGCCTTACGAGCGTCCATCGGAGATAGTGAATTCAAACGATCTTGAATCAGCTCCGTAGTACGTGGAAATACTTCATCGTTGAGGAAGCCGACCATCTGATTGACTTCATGAGTCTTCCATCTTTCTACGTAATGCGCGTGGCGTACCACCGCCTCGAATAGATCATCGTTTACAGCCATCCGTCAATCCCATCGCAAGCAGAAAGGCGTACGTTTTCCTGGAGCGTCAAGCACTTCGATTGCTCCGTAATGACCAAGGATCGTAGCCCATTCATTTTTATCCATCACCGTTCTATGTAGATTGGCTCCGGTCAACGGGCATCGGTAGATATCCGGACCAGCGTAAACCATACCGATCAACCCACTTCCGGATACCCTACGCATTTCCTCTAGCGTAGCAAGTATCTCCGATCCGGTGAGGTGCTCAAGTACGTCGAAAGAAGTAGCCCATTCGAACTCTTTATCGCTATAAGGAGAGCACCACGTCGGGCATTTGCAGAATGTCCATGGCACGCTAGAAGGTACCTGGATATCAGATATGTCCAACCCGGCTGCCCGTTCGCACCACGAATGCTGGATGATCCAGTCTAGGAATGTACCTCTGCCGCACCCGAAGTCGAGCACCGTAGACGGCTTCTCTTTTTCTAGCAGAGGGAGGCAGAACTCGAACAGCTCTTCACGATCACTTCGAAGCATGTACCCGTGATCTAAGTACAATTTACGGTAGGTTTTCTCGTAGTCCATGCCATCCCTTCCTAGAGGTTACATGTCTTCGTCGTCCTCTTCCTCGCCCTCGCCCTCGCCCTCGTCCTCGTCCTCGAAACCGATAGTACCAGGATCGAGGGTATCACGTACGGACCGAGCCTCAACCTCAGGGTCGAAGGTTTCAGACATCAAACCTCGACGTGCTACTTCAGCCCAGAAGGTTTCGAGAGTCATCTTACCGGAAACCAGGCACTTCAGCAGGAACTCTACGTCCCCGCCACGATTTACCAGTATCTCGAAATCGCTGTAGACATTGATCAGAAGATCCTCAGGGAGTTCTACCCTGGTCCACTCCGAAACGATACTGAATGCTTCGTAAAGAGCGAGCTCGAGCGCACGCACCCACTCCAGGATCAAGGCCTGTCCTCGCCCCTCGTCGATCTTTTTACCGGTTGCTGTGGAGTCGGCTGAACGTTCCACGAATGGCTGCATACCCAACGCTTCCATCCGTGCTTCAAGCTTGGTGATGTCACGTTCACCTGCCTGGATCGCGCTGCCGCTATGCTCAATGTACTTACCATCCGCTTCATCACTGCTCGATGTGAAACTATTGAATGGTCCGATCTTGATGTCTTCTTCGGCCTCCTCCTTCGTCAGGCCTTTGAAGAATAGTATAGCGAACCGAGCTACGCGTAGGATATTACGCTGATCGGATTCACTCTGCCAATGGGCGAGATTAACCTCAGCGAGTCTTTCGTAAACAGGGCATATGGTATCAGGAGATGCTTGCATACTAATTAGTGGGATACGAGACGTACCGATCATTACACCGCGGTCATCGGTTAGAATAAATTTATCCTGATCCTCAGGCTTCCGGTACTTCGCCCAAGCAATTCGTCCATTATCGAGTTTTTCATACACCCGCACGTAGTGAACTTCCTGCTCACCGTACAACCCGTCAGGTTCAACACGAACCTCTTTGATACGTACCTGCGTGAGTTCTCCTGAATCGTCGTGCCTCACCCCAAGGATATCCGTAGGAGTGATACGCTCCATTACGACGCGTGCTCCGGACGCCTTTTCTTCAGCGATCGTAGCTAGACGTTCTCCTCGTTCATTCTGAGGGATTCGTGTGTAGTCGACCATTACGTAGCAGATACCGAAGTGAAGCATATCACGGAATAACGACTTCCCGAAATTGGTTAGGTCAGTCCCGTTGGTATCTACGTCATTCAACAGGTACTCCAAAGACTCCGGTAAATTCTGCACGTCAATTGGTTTCTGAAACGGTTTCGCCACCGTTTTCGTAAGCGTGTCACCGTACGCGTTATACAGGAAAGAACGATTCAATCGTACGGTGTACGCGTCGTGAGGTTCTTTGTCTTCCTTAGGAAGGTACTTCTCCCCGGCAGCCCTCATGGCTTTAGTACCACCGAGCAGTGTTTCAGGGAGATTCCAGCGACTACGTAGCACTTCTACCTGCTTAGTTACGTAATCAACCTTATCCTTACTACCGGTTGCCATTGCCATTTTGTTCGTCCTTCCTGGAGAGAGCTTTGTACGTATTGCTACCGACGTCTTCTAGCTTGGCTTCCAATCGCGCTAGACGTTGTTCGATCAGGTCCTTACGGGCGTCGTCTCGACGCCAGTACTCATTACCGTCATCCATATGCTTATTCAGCGTTATATGTAGCGTCTGCATTTCGACGGCCATCGATTTCTGGATCTGCAGTACAGAGCTGCGTTCAGAAGCTGCGCTCCATACTGTCCTAATTACGAAGCCGAGACCTACGCATATCATACCGACAGAGGTTAGAACGGTACCTAGACTGACGGTGAGGGTAGGATCTTGTGAGGCTTGTGCTACCGGTGCCGCTACTCCCGCAGCAGCTGTGCCTACACCCGTTACGAGTTTCAATAATGTCATCATGGTTCAGTACCTGCTCCGGGTTTTACGAGGCGTGCTAAACCCCTATTCCTTTTTTCGTGAAAGGCATATCGTAACCGGTTTTCTTCTCTATCTTCAAACGATTACGGTATGCCACCCACAGTCCGAGGATTAGCAGGGTGACAATAGAAACTAAAGCGATAGATACCAAAGGACCGGCAGCCAGTTCCACAAACCTAGGCAGGAATATGAAACCGACGCCGGTACCTGAAATAGCAGGACCAAGCCAGATTGGTAAGGACCCCACAAATCCTCCCATCCCTCTACGCTTGATCGTAATGGCCAGAATAATAACACCGGCTACGATACATGCAGCACCGATCCATATCAACGGACTGAGCTGAGCCAGGGTTTCTGACCACTGACCAGCATCACCGGTACTAGACGTAGCGTTTTTATCGTCGATATTTGCGGTGGCTGTAGTATCCGGAGGGTTAGGTTGCTGGGCGTACGTGGTAGTAATTTCCACCTTCGTCCCAGGAGCAACCGTTCCAACTCCTTCAATGGTTGATGCCTCGGTGGATTCGGACGTATCAACTACCGTCTTCCGAGATTCCGCCTTACCCGGTGATCGTGTATTGCACCCCGTCGTCACCAGCAGCAGTACCAGTAGAAGTAATCGTAGGTGTACCATACCAGTCATGATGGTAGGTACGTTTACCCTGTCTCTAACAATGTAAGCAGCTAGGACAAGCCTAGCTACATACTTAGGTAACGAAGGATTTATGCACTTACTTCAGAACGCACGAATAACGCGTGTGAACTGCGTATTGAACATTTCATCATAGATCGCATCGATGACTTCTTGACAATCGACTACCGGTGTCATTTCAATAACGCGTTTGATGTGGTGCGCCTTGGCTTTTTCCGAAGTCGAGCGTGAACCTACGATACTCCAGTCAACGCAAGGCACGATCCTGTGGATGCACTTCGGAGTTGACTGCTTTACAAGTATCGGAATAGTACGGTGAGCTAATGCGTTGATAGGAGCCAGTTCCACCCTGGGAGAGAATGCGGCTCCACGTTCAAGGACTACGCAGCACCACAGGAAACGGTACTGAGCGATGACGCTGAGGTCGGTTCCATTAGGTCCTTGGTACAGGTCGTTGAATAACTTCTGCTTGAGGCACCATACCTTGAAAGGTCCGTCGCATAGGATGCCGTGGATACCTGCTGGTGCAAATTGATCCGCTACCTGAAGGAACTGACGTATCTTCTTACGCGATACGATACGTCCTACGTACCCTAACCCTATACCGTTAGGTTTCATCCCGTGCGATGACGGTTTCGCAGGGAACATAGGCATGACGTACGACGTATTGGTATACAGGAATTTGCTTTGCCACGCATCGATCAGTTCGTCGGCGATGTAGATGACGAACTTGGCGTCTGCCATCAGCTCCCCTACATTGTCAACTACGTTGGACTCGCCAAGCTCATGCTCGTCCTGAACAAGTACGCAGTACGGCGTACGCTCCAGGCTTCGAAGAAACTTACCGGACAGCCTATCACTCTTACGCATGCCTGCGCTCATAGGGTATCCTACGACTACGAAGTCGTACCGGTCCGCGTACCAATCTTTCAGCCGTACCTGTTTGAATAACGCTGCTGCGCTATCGTCAGCCTCCGGCATCTTATGCTTGGTTACTATGGAGATAGCATCAACCTCATGACCTTCGTTTACAAGATGGTCCGCGAAGTAACGAGGACCGAAAACGTACCCTCCATTGATATTACTATCACGAGCGTCAAATGTCACTACTGCTATGCGCATTTCTATCTCCTACTGCGATCAGTATGCCGTACTAAGTACGCGACACCTTAGGTACATTCGCAGTACCCTCGTCGATAGCAGATACAAGGTCTGCTTCGATGTCTGCTATTGTATAAGTCTGGTACTCATTTCTACGCCTATTCCACGGAGCCGGGTACAACAAACCCTTACCCCCTTCCGCTTCGAACCGTTCGATATTTCTTTCGGTATCGTCAATAAGCAGGTGGTTAGGGTTGGCCATCAAGTGCTTTGACGAACCTACCATGATATTACGATGAGGGACGTCTAGATGGCGTTTGCACCACTCGAATTTATCACTCGCACAGGCCGGGCACTCAGATGGGCTAGTACTGATGAATACGGAATCCGTACCGACCACAGCGCATGCCCTCCAATAGATATCATGAGCGTAGCGAGTAAGCTTGAGATCCCTCCAGAAGTACTTGACATTACCGATATTACGCCACATCTCCTCAACGGTTATTTCGAGGCTTTCTTCCAGGCTGCTGGTAACGTCTACAGTATCGACGATATCGTAGCCGAGCATCGAGTGCAGATCCAGCACCGCACCGACAAAATCGGACAGAACTCCATCCATATCGAGTAGAATTCGTTGTATCATATCTGTTCTACCTCTCGGCTCTCAAGGGAAGCTATCAACTCACGTTTATTCTGCTTATAACGACGTGTTTTCATGCACTGCTTACACGTAACCATAGTTATGTGCTCCGTTGTAATTACTCCGGCGTTATTGCAGGCGCTATGGGTAGGAGTGTTAGCGTGCTTACGGTAATGGACAGTCAAAACGGAGCCTCCTCGTACTCGTCGTACATATCGGGTTCACTAACGGGGAACGAGCACGCTCGTAGATTCCAGTACGGTACGCAGCAGGAGTACTCACTAAAAATACATCCTTCCTGATAAATACTGATCTCTACGCATGACTCGTTACGTTCGATGGATCGTCCGCAGTCACGGCACTCCGCGTGACGACGTTTCCTCTCTATCGAACGTACCCTGACAGGTATCATGACGGAGCGTTCTCGCTACCAGGCATCTCGTACGTCACATGACGCATGGTAGGGTAGCACGTAATACGTACTATCGACTCCTTACGGAAGAAATGAGTTACCGGATTCATCACGAACCATCCGTCCGGATCAAAGCTGAACCCATGCAACGTAACCAGTTCTTCCTTAGCCGTCAGTATTTCACCGACGTCTTTCACTCCATCTTCATCCTGGAGGACGGATATGTATTTCAGATCGCCTTGGAGCTGAATTTCGATTACCCAGAAGGTGGTGGCGCCGACGGGGTGGTCAGCCTCCAGTATCGATCGCCCGTACTCACGTACATTATTACTCATGTGAAATCTCCTGACCGGTGTACTATGCCGATCGGTACCGGTAAAGCACGCACGGTATAGTACCTAAGCTGCGATGTACGTTTTACTACGAACGCTGGAATGAAGCTACGCTATACCCGGACCCGAAGCGTTCCGCTACATAGTATCCGAATCCGTCCGATATATGCGTTAGCATGGAGTCCTTGTCTTTGACGATATCGCCTCGTTCGTCGGCTTCCACACCTTCGAGATCCCGTATGAATCTCTTACAGTTAGGATCAATAACGGTACCTACTGATCCGTCGGCCGCAACAAGCCTGTAATTGACGGAGTTCAAACGAGCTCTGACGGCTGGATTAGATTTAGCGACACGGTCACGTACTCTCCCTTTGAAACCTTTCTTCAGCATGGCAAAAACGATATCCCAGTCGCTACCGTCAAGGCCCTGGCTGGTCTTGTTCCCACCTGCTGCGTCACCGTAGACCATCACTTCGCCTTCATGCAAACCAGCCCATCGTTCCATGATGGTTTCACATACCCTACGGGTATTGGATCCACGTTCAATGAATACTTCATCAATAGCGCACGTTAGCATGCCGTCTTTACTGAGGTTAGGCTGCTTCACCCATGAATGCCGTACTGCGTGCTGCTCCTGACATACCAAGCAGACACCAGGGGTGCGGTTGAAGTCAAAACAAAGGATCAACGGAGCGCTGTCAAGGTATCTAACGCGGAACCCTGGAGGAGGTATGTTGAGGGTTTCGTCGTAGGCGTAGTACGCGATGCCTTCGAAGCTGACGAAGTCGGCGAGGTACTCCTGTCGATACTCGAGTGCATTGAGGCTTCGCTTGGCTTCTGCCAGCTCGGTTTCTGCTGCCTCTTCACCTAGCCATAGATGCAACACCTCTTCTGTCGTCCAGTGATGGTGCGCTGCGTTCGGTCGGTGCCCGTGCTTGACCTCATCGGCCAGCTCGTAGTAATGGTTTCGGCCTTCGGGCACCCCTTCGATATCGATCCATCCACCACGCGTCATCATGGGACGGATGTGTAGCGGTAGTACGTCCTTTTTTACGTCGCCGTACTCTGATATGACCCCACCGTCCCAGTCCTTACCTTCAATGCGTTGTGGTCGGTCCAGCCCCGCTACCTTGATTACCGCATTGTTCCATAGGTGAACCGTTAGATCGCTCTCAGATATCGAATCGGTTCTACGTCCAATCAGCATGTCGTCAGGGATGAGTGCTTTGATGTCCTCCCAGAAGATGTCCTTAGCCTGCTGATGGGTCGGGGCGCACGCGTAAAATCTACCGTCATTGTACTGAGTGAAGGTCATGGCTGCACGTACGAGCCTACGCTTGGCTCCTTCGGTTTTGAACGAGCGTCGTCCAGCGACAACCACATTCATACGCTCCGTGCTATTGAGGTACCCCATCTGCATCGGAGACAGCACAGCAGGACGCCATCGTACGGTGAGGCCTCCTTCATGGGTAACGGTAGCAGCACGAGTATTTTTACGCCTAGCCATTACACGGCCTCGTCGTCATCATCGTCGTAGATACCTAGCAACCTTTTGCTATGATCCTCACAACGATGCTTCAACACACGTACCAAGCCTTCACACATCGTGAAACTACCACTGATCCGTGTTAGCACGCTAGGCGATCCGATATCAGTACCTTCTTCGTATTGAGTAACGGCTATGACAGCGTCTTTACACCGACGTTCTACCTCGTCTAGCATATCATCTATCGATACCAATGCGAGATCTACCACGGTTAATCCTCCGACGTATGCATGCCCATAATTCTATCCAGATGCTTACGGGCACGTTCGGCACGCTCCTCTGGGCTGAGCTCCCCGGCACCGGACGCCAGCAGCTGCTCGAACCGTTGCTTAACCATCCTGCTAAGCTCGGCCTGAAGGCTGTTGATCTTGTTATGGTAGTCGGGTATCTCGTTGACGATCTTCTCTTTCCTCCCGACCACGGTACCGCCTGCGTACTCCTTCTCGGTGGTGCGTGAAAATACCGTCATTAACGTCTCAAGCTTGGCTCGTTTCTTGACCTTGTCGGTCTCAAGCAATGCATCCTCAATAGCAGCCTGAGCGTTTTGCAGTCGACGCAGGCGTATCTTAGCCATGCGTATCTCTTCATCGACGGACGTGATATCAACGTTATCGTAGATATCTTCTTCACCTGGGAGGAGAGCGTCGACGTAGAGGCCGTGCCTGAAGTTCTGTGCTGCTTTCGATGAATCGGTCCCTACCGACTTCATGCGCTCCATCGCTTCGACGGTTTCCTTCGCAGTAGCTGCGGTCTCTCGTTGCTTCTTGATCCGCTCTGCTTGCTTCTTGCCGGCCTTCCGCATCTTCTCGGTCGGCTCCTTGCCGCCGTGGGGCCAGCACCGGGCGCAGTACCGGTGGGATTGGTCGTAAACCCGTTCGTCGGTCGGTGGGCGGAGGCAGAAACCCTTGCCGCGTGGCAGGCGTCGGCCGCACACGTGGTGCTCTGCCATCAGTACGACCAGCCAATCCGCCATATCGTCCGGTGCGTAATGCTGAGGTACTCCTCTGTCTTCTAAGACTTTTCTTACTTTCGGAGGCCTGTGTATGATACCTGGTTTTTTCACAATCCGAAACGGACCGTGTTTACGTAGCTGAGCTTTTATGTACTTAGCACGGTCGTGCGGATGCTTCTTACCGTGACGTGCCGGACTAAGGAGGATATCGACTTCTGTTTCAGGTTCCATGACACTTCATTATGGTGCGTAAAACCTAATACAAGCTGAGAACATCCGATAGAAAAGTTTACGGTTCGACAAATCAATTAACGGGACTAATTCCTCCGTTAGAGATGATAACGCTTTAGCGTTACGTTACATCGTCCCATCAATTCTTCTAATTTACGATACTGTTCCGCTTCACTCTTCCACCTACCGGGATTATTCCTAGCATTGTAGCTAAATCCACCAGCATCCATATCTCCCTTCCAATCCGCACCGAACACATGCACCTCAACATCGCACACATCGAGTGTAGCGCAGAAAGCGATAGCAACAGCAAACGACGTATTACCCGTCCACGCCTCTCCCCACCTACCGGGCTGGTGTACATCTTTGTAGATATCTTTCGGTATCAGTACTCGTCGTCCGTCCAGCCCCGTAACCCCGTCGTCATGAATAAATCCGGTACTTTCCAGTTCAGCACGCACGGGTTCATTCACTATAAAGCATTCACGTACGCTATCTCTATCGAGCACCGCAGGTTTCTTGAACGTCAACCACTGCAGCGTCTGCCTGTCCAGCGCACAGAACGCCTCAACCCCACGGTTACGAACCCACGGGCACCACAACGCTCGATTGATCGCTATCGTATAATCGAACGGACCTACCGCAGTATAAATCGGTAGCATTTTAGTCAGTGACGGACCAGCAGATAGCAGCGCTACTTTCGATTTCATTTCGCTATTCCTTTGACGGTGGTTTGAGGGGGTATATGGACTAAACATTGACTACTAATTGAAAAATTGAAATATAGGTCACATGTAAGCAAAGCAAAGTATCAACCCATTACGCACCCCCTCAAAACGGCCTCAAAGAGATAGCGCCACATCTCAAGTCTACTACTGAACTTACACTAAATTCACAACTTAGACGTAAACGCTATCACGTATCGGAATTAATTTAGTGTATCTCAGCTCCACCACTGTACTTACACTAAATTGAACCAAAAAATCGACAAACTTTCGCGCAGAATCGACAAAGTCCTACTTCATCGATTCATTACCGTAGTACACCACCGCATTCATCGATGCAACGCTCAGTACCACGCAAAGGCACGCCAGCAACCACGCTGTACCGGACGGCCAACCGTAGTACTGCAGAGCGATAGCGGCGCCAACACATCCCAGGAAACCGGCGACTCCAATAAAAAACAACCCGAACAACAACACCAACACACCACCGTACTCGTACGTTTTTACGCTATCTCTATCTTCGGTATCCTGGGGAGTAGGTTGTGGCAGAGGCGGTACGTCCTGCGTGTGGTATTTTTTAATAAGCCGACGCTTCAACGCATCGCTGCCTCGATAGGTATGGAGGAAGGCGTCCCGACGTATCTCTTCGCACTCGGGATTAAGGCTGGCGTGACGTTGTTTCGCCACCGCCTCTTCGTATTTCTTTTTGAATTTCTCACGTTCGTCCATGGTGCGTTCCTTTACGAGCCGACGGGGTAGGTTAGCTATCGTGGTCACCTTTATCCTGGGCAACCCACGCGTAATGCACAACCATAAAATCTTGAAGAAGACGACGATCATCCAGGTCGTGATCGGGTTTTACCCTGTTAGCGACGAACCGTTGAGCGTCAATGACTTCATAAACCATCATAGAAACGATGCGATCTGCCGTTCGCTCTCGACCGTAGCTTGTTACTGCTGCTACAGGTTCGTGCCAGCATAAACGCCATTTGTACCTGTTCTCTAGTATCTCACGTTCGGTCGGCGTCATGACGTCCCCTTTAGGCTAATCCGTTACGTCAATAATCTCAGGACTCTCCGGCTTGGTCCAAGGGAATACAATCGATACACGGCTGTCGCTATTCGTGAACATGCAACCGTCACGGTCCCTGAAAACCCTGCCTTCCATCCAATAGGCTCCTTCCTCGTCCTTGAACACACTGGGGTCGCGTTTGTTCTGGTACAAGGACCTGGTTGAGTCTTCTGAGACGTCTGCCCACTCATCGTCGTCGCCGGTCAAAGGTGAGATCGATTCGTGTTTCACGAGCCTGTTGAATAGATTCAGCATGTAAGACGCCGAAAACCCAGAATGCCCCTGCTTTGCGAAGATTTCCAACAGCTCGATTACGTTGTCGCATACCATCTTCTGCATTTCGCAATCACCGGGCCAGCCCAGTAAATCGAACTCCGCTTTCGCGTGCTCTACTAAATTCATGAGTAATCTCCTACTTCGATAGGTTTCTTGATTCGGTGTTCTGAAAGCGGTCTTGCTACCGCAGTTCTTCGATCTTGTCCCACGCTGCGTCTCGTTCAGCGTAGGCGTCCGTCAATGCTTGTTCCAAGGCAGCTTTATCCTTCTTTAGCTGCTCAATTTGTTCTGCGTACTCAAACGCTTCATCATCGATTTCTTGCCGTCGTTTTTTCAGCTTCACTATCTGCTCGTCACGTTTCTTCAGCACCTCGGCAGCGTGCCCTGCTACGGATCGTGCGGAAGACTCGGTGTGCACCGGGTCCATGCCGCAATACTCCTCCAGGAAACGACCCCAGGGCTCCCTGAGGTACCGGGCCCGTAGGCGTGCGTCCTGCTCCTGTACTATTTGACTAGATTTCAGGTTCATCCGCGTCCCCTTCTTGTTCTTCATGTCCGCAAAGCAGCCACCTTATATCGATATCCGAAGGGATGCTCTTGAGGATAGACTGCAACGTAGATAACTTCGGATCCTTGACTTTACCGGTGGTAATTTTGGATAGCTGGACCCGACACATG